GACCAACGAATATCACGTTGTCCATACATGGCTCTTCTGAATAATGAGCAGTCAAAAGCTGACTCATCGAGCTCAAACGCATTACGCAAGAATTCCTCAGATCGAGGTTTTCCATAACGACCGAGACGCCTATAAAGCGCATCCCACTCGCCTAAGAATTTGGTGCAGCCCACAAAAGACCAAGTCTTGTTGTGAGAATCATAAAAACGGTTGTTTTGCTCGAGACAGAAACGATTAAGACAAACTGTATGCTCCACAGGGGCAGCAGTAAAAGTTCGAAACTTATTTTCCACGATCTTCTCTTTTTCGCGCAATTCAACCTTTTGTGTGTTATTAAAAATCGGCGTGATTCGTTCATCACGTCCGCCAGCTATATTGGCCCAGTATGATGTACACACTGAGTCAACAATACCCGCTTCAATCATTTCGGCTTTTGAATGCCACTTACGATTCCACGGATAACCACACGAGCTGGTTCTCTTCAATTCATCTATACAAAGCCCCTGACTCTGAACTTTAGTACCGTTCATACATTGGAACTCTATCTTTGTCCATTCACCGGACAACGCCCAGGCGCCTTCATCAAGGTCCCTAGGTTGCTCTCGATCATATTTTGCTGCGTTTTTAAAACCCGCATCTAGGTTGGTAAAAACCTTCCTATATTCATCAGGAACCTTAAGTCCTTTTAAATTGCAAAATTGTCTAAATGAATTGTTTTCAATCTCTTTCTCTGTATCTTTATAAAACCGCTTCGCACGAAATAAGTGCTCCACTGAACCTGTTTTAAAATGATTAGTAAAATAACTAGAACGCTCATATCTCCCTTCACTCACAGGAACAACAAAGTCATTGATACCAAATTGTGCATACCAACGCTCATACTGTTCAATGTCTGTAAGCGGGGAATCTAGTTTGAGTGCGTTCCACAAATGGCCATCTTCAAATCTCTAGTTAATGCAATCGCTTGTACTCGATCAGGATAAGTGATCTGGTGGATGCCAATAACTTGACCATTAGCATTGCATAATGGATAGCCACAGTGGCCAGGTATGGTTGATACTTTAGAAACAATAACAACCCCACTCTGGTCTTCAGATATAGAGAGAACTTGACCATGCGCAGAAACAGGCGCCTGATCAATAGCTTCTGCTAAAGAAGAATAAGCCACCATGCCAACTTTAGATCCAACAATATGTTGATCAGAAAGTTCAGTACCATGGATGGTTAACTTCTTAGCGTTAGAAAAATGTTTGAGGAAACAATCTTTCCCTTTCGGAATATGCCACATCAAGAGATCGGGATGAATTTCATGACTTTCTTTCAAATCAGTCTTCCATTCCTCATCAGCAAGATGGAATGTCACACTCGTATCAGTCGTATTACGGAACTGATGCTTATTCGTTATAATTTTATCATATAATATAGTGAATCCTTGATTCTCAACAGCATTAACAGAACGTCCGCAGCCCAAATGGACTGTGCCTAATTTCATTAGCGAACCGTTCACAAGAGCCTCCATCTTAGCATTTTTTGCCACGGCGGTCTTAACCGCTTGCTTAGCAACACTTGCATAAGATTTAGGTTTGGTTTTTTCTAACGCCCCTTTTAATATTTTAGCATCCCTGACTAACTTAGCAGGGTGGAACTTCCCACAAACGGAAGTACCAACGCACGCGAGGTCTTTACAATGACCATCGGCACACTTTTTACAATAATAAAAGGGCTTTTGGGTATGCGCACAAAACATGGGAACAATAATACACCCAACGGTGTGACACTTGTTCTCAGCCTTAATAGCCTTAGCCTTTTCGTACTCGACCTTATTAAGGTAGCCGGTACTTTGGGCGAATTTCTTATCGAATTCGGCCAATTGCTTTGACATTTTGTTAAATTTCGCTTCCCAATCAGCAGTAATAGGACCAGAACTTTCTACTCTAGCCTTATTATGCGGGTCGACAAAAGCGTGATTAGCCTCATCCTTACGAGCCTTCTTAGACTTTTCAGGACCTGCTTCTCTATTCGCTTTATAATCTTCGTTCCGGTCTTGCTCATCTTGATAACGTTGAGCGCGTGCATCAGCACGCCTTATATTCTCCTCTTCAGTAGGATCATCAGCATAACCAAAATTATCTGCCATATCTTCACGGAGATCCTTATCCTTAGAGGGAACCCAATTTTTATTAGCCTTACGTTGACCTGGCTTTTTAAAAATTGGAACCTTCGCTTTATTCTTATTAGTTCGACCCTCAAACTCACCACCGACAACAGTCCAACCTTCTTCAGTATCAACTTCAACAATGGGCACATCATGCTTTTTCTCAGTCTCAACTTCACAAAAATTAACTTCTCGGGGTACCTCAACCTCCACAGAATACTGACGCACTGCATCTGGCACCTTTTCAGGCACATTGCAGGTTACAGCATACTTGCGGAGTGATGGAAGGATTTTTTCCATTGTCACTTTACATGCAGTAATCGTATTAACAACAGGAACTTTTTGACCCTCACCATTTGGAGAGCTTTCAAATTCACCAGTTGACTTCACAAACGGCAACCACATCGACTTTACCTCATCATAGGGATGATCATAACGATGAACTCCACCAACAACAGGAGGCAAGCCAGACCGGGCTACATGCTTATTCCACAATGCCACCTTTTCTAAAGTAGGTGACACGGTCTTAGCAACATAGTCCTTCCAGAGCAAATATCGTATCATTGCCAACATAGCGCAAAATAATACAACACCAACAAGTGGAAACAACCAGGGATACCGCTTACACAAAGACTTAAGTTCAGTCAAAGTGGAAGCATAAGCATCACCAAAGACTTTCTGCATTTGTCCAAAGAACGACTCAACTTGCCTATTATCAGGCTCAAGCATTGAATCATCCAATCGGATAGCAGACTCATCTTCTGAAAACTCGTGTTTACTCTCTTCATTAGGATAATGATGGACGCCATTAGCATCAACTTTCATCTCCTCATCAATCTCCTGTGTCATCCTACAAAGAGGACACAACACACCTAAAGCTTTGCAAGAACAAGGAATTTTTGAAATCTCCTTTAACTCACAAGCAGCTTTATCCATTTCATTCACAAAACGAAGAGGCACACTTTCAGCTGGTTCTTCACCACCCCACAACTTGCGACAAACAAACGTCGTATCAAGAAGTGT